AGCGTGGGAGAGTGGGCAGACCGCGAAAGGCGACTGTCATCGGAAGCTAGTGCCGCCGCTGGCCGCTGGGTGACATCACGCGCCGAATATCAGCGCGGCATTATGGACGCCATCAGCAATCCGCGTTTGCGTGACATTGTGGTAATGGCTGGCGCACAGGTCGGCAAAACCGAAATGCTGTTGAACGTCATTGGTTTTCACATCCATCACGACCCGTCACCGATACTGCTTGTGCAGCCGACGCTGGAAATGGCACAGGCATTCAGCAAAGACCGGCTTGCACCTATGTTGCGGGATACACCGGCATTGCGGGGCAGCGTCAAAGATCCACGCAGCCGCGATGCAAACAATACAACAACGCACAAGGTCTTCACCGGCGGTCATATCAGCTTAGTCGGGTCGAACAGTGCCGCTGGCTTGGCGTCACGCCCGATCCGCGTGGTTTTGTGCGATGAGGTCGACCGTTACCCGCCATCTGCCGGATCTGAGGGGTCGCCGATCCTATTGGCCAGAAAACGGTCAGCCACGTTTCACAACCGCAAGATGGTAATGGTCAGCACGCCGACCAATAAAGGCGCGTCAATGATTGAAAGCCAGTATGAAGAAAGCGACAAGCGGCAGTATTTTGTGCCGTGTGAAGATTGCGGCACAGTGCAGACGCTGAAATGGTCAAACGTCAAATGGGAAAAGGACAAGCCTGAGACTGCATATTATGCGTGCGAAGCGTGCGGCAGTGTCTGGGATGACGCCAAGCGTAACAGGTCAGTGCGAAAAGGCGAATGGGTGGCCACTGCTGATTTCACCGGCGTGGCTGGTTTTCACATCAACGGACTTTATTCGCCTTGGACAATGATGGCAGACGCAGTGCGTGATTTCCTAATAGCAAAAAAAGCACCTGATACGCTGCGGGTGTTTGTGAACACCTTTTTGGCTGAAACGTGGGAAGATCAGGGCGAAACGGTCGGTGACATCCGCTTTGAAGATCGTGAGGAAGATTTTGGCGCAAGCATACCGGATGAAATCGTTGTCATCACGGCTGGCATTGACGTGCAAGATGACCGGCTGGAATTAGAGCTGGTCGGCTGGGGGCGTGATGAAGAGAGCTGGTCGCTGGATTACAAAACGCTGTATGGCGACCCGTCAACGCCGCATCTGTGGAATGATCTCGATAACATCTTAAAAGCCAGCTATACGACTGAAAGCGGTCGTCAGCTTGGTATCCGCGCCGCGTGCGTTGATAGCGGCGGTCACTATACGCAAGCCGTTTACAATTTTGTCAGACCGCGCGAAGGCAGACGCATATTTGCCATCAAGGGTATGGCTGGTGAACAGCGACCGTTAGTCGGCAGACCGTCAAAAAACAACATCGGCAAGATAAAGTTATTCACGGTCGGAACATTTCCGATCAAGGAATTGATTTTTTCGAGATTAAAGATACAATCGGAAGGTGCGGGCTATTGTCATTTTCCGGCGGGGCGTTCTGACGAATACTATCAGCAGTTGGCTAATAGTGAAAAAATCGTCACAAAATATCAAAAAGGCTTTCCGCGCCGCGAATTTGTAAAGACAAGAACCCGTAATGAAGCACTTGATTGCCGCGTTTATGCTTATGCTGCGTTGTGCATCTTGTCGCTGAATATTAACGCTGTTGCCGATAGGGTGGTAAATGCGCCGGAACCAGAGACAGAACCGCAACCGCAACAGCCAAATCCACTTGCACGCCGACCACGGCAAGGCGGCTTTGTCAATTCTTGGCGGTAAATAATGGCAAACAGATTTGATATAGATGAGGCACCGGACGGGGAACAGCCCGAAACTATTGTCATCGGTGATTATCTTTTATGGAAACGCACTGATCTTGTTGATGATTATCCGCTTGCTGACTATTCAATGGAATATGTCGCACGCATCACTGGCGGCGGCAGCACCGAAATCAAAGTGGCTGCAACTGAACAAAATGGCACCTATGTATTTGAGGTGGATAGCGCAACGACAGCCGGTTACGATGCTGGTTTCTATCATTGGCAGCTAGAGGTCACACAGACTGCGACCGGCAACCGCGTTGCCATCGAACGCGGCACATTTACTGCCATCGAAGATTTGGACATCAACGGGGCTGACCCGCGCACGCACGCCGAAATAATGATCGCAAAAATCGAAAGCATCTTGTCTGGTAAGGCGGATGCTGACGTGGCCAGTTACAGCATCAATGGCCGGTCGCTGACAAAGATGTCATTTGAAGATTTGATCAATGCGCGTGATTTTTACCGTAAAGAATACGCCAAAGAACGGGCAAAAGAACGTGCAGACGCCGGTGAAAACACTGGCCAGACTGTGCTAGTGAGGTTTTAACAATGGGCGTTTTTGATTTCTTCAAAGCAAAACCGAAGCCACGGAAGATGGCGCGTGCTTACCACGGGGCAGATACCGGCAGATTATTTAGCGATTTCATCAGCAGCAGCCGGTCAGCCGATAGTGAAATCAAACCGTCACTGCGTATTCTGCGGGACAGATGCCGCGAAATCAGCCGTAATCACCCATATGCCAAGCGTTATTTGCAGATAATGACAACTAACGTGGTCGGTGCAAACGGCATCCGCATACAAGTGCGAAAGCGCAACGATGACGGATCACTCGATAGTGTTGGCAACCGGATCATCGAACAGGCTTGGCAGCAGTGGGGTCGAACCGGCTTTTGCACAGTTGACGGGCGCATTTCGTGGAACCAAGCGCAGCGGCTGTTTTTGGAAACGCTTGCACGCGATGGCGAAGTGCTTATCCAGAAAATCAAAAATCCCGCTGGCAACCCATTTGGCTTTTCGCTGAAATTTCTGGAAGCTGATTATCTTGATGAAGGCTATGATGCGCGGTTGAGCAACGGCAATGAGGTGCGTATGGGTGTCGAATTAGACAAGCGCACCGGCAAGCCGCTGAATTATTATCTATTTGAAGATCACCCGCATCACGATCAGGGCTATGGCAGCGTAACAAAACGCCATCACAAGATCGTATCAGCCGACCAAATTATTCATTGCTATATGCAAGAACGCGCCGGTCAAACACGCGGCGCACCTTGGATGTCAAACGTGCTGTCACGGCTCAAGATGCTTGATGGCTATGAAGAAGCCACGCTGGTAAATGCGCGGGTGGCAGCTTCAAAGATGGGTTTCTTTACCAGCCCCGAAGGTGATGGCTTTATTGGCGATGATTATGACAATCACGCGCCGATAATGGACGCCAGCCCCGGCACGTTCAGCCAGTTGCCAGTCGGAATGGATTTTAAAGCATTCGATCCATCAAGCGGCACAGAGAGTTTCGATGAATTTGAGAAAGCGATTTTGCGCGGCATAGCGTCAGGGCTTGGCGTCAGCTATGTGTCACTGGCAAACAATCTGGAAGGTGTCAGCTATTCATCGATCCGGCAAGGCACCATCGAAGATCGTGATCATTTCAAGATGATCCAACAGTTTATGATCGACCAGTTTATTGATCCGATATACCGCGCTTGGCTAGAAATGGCCATCACAGTTGGCCGCATCAATCTGCCAATGGGTAAATATGATTTGTTCGCTGATCAAGTGATTTACCGGCCACGCGGTTTTGCTTGGGTTGACCCGCAAAAAGAAATTCAAGCCAGTGTCACCGCGTTGAACAACGGCATTGTCAGCTTGCAAGATGTTCACAGCCAGTATGGTCGTGATACTGAAGAGATATTTGAACAGATCAATCGCGAGGCGGAACTTGCTGATCGTTATGGCATTGATACGGCGTTTCAGCCATTCGGCACTAAGTTACCAGCACAGCCATCAATCGATGTAGGGCAAGAAGAAGATGGCAACGTATAAAGGCGTCGAAATCAGCTTGAAGCCGACCGAAGGTATGGCAGCCGAAGCGCGTAAATTCAAGAAGTGGCGCGAAGAAGGCAAACAAGGCGGCACAGCCGTTGCGGTGGCGCGTGCCAATCAATTAGCAAACCGGCAAGAACTATCGCCGGAAACAGTGCGCCGGATGCACAGCTTTTTTAGTCGGCACGAAGTTGACAAGCAAGCTGAAGGTTTTAGTGCCGGTGAAGATGGCTACCCGTCAAAAGGTCGCGTTGCTTGGGCGGCGTGGGGCGGTGACGCCGGACAAACGTGGGCAAGGGCAAAAGATGCCGCACTTGACCGCATCGATGAAGGCGAAAGGGGCATTGAAATGTCTGAAGATCACCAGATTGAAAAATCAGATGAAATGGTGCAAGATGCGTCTATGGACAGACACATACAAAACATCACAGAAACCGAAGACACGGTGACAATCACGTTTGGCAAATCAGACGCGCCTGTCACTGAGACAACCGGCTATGATGAAGATGATGAAATGGAACGCTTTGACCGTGGCGAGTTAATATTTCGCGCCGCTGCTGGTGAAATGGTTGACGAAGATGACCGCCGCGTGCGTATGTCACTGTCATCCGAAGAACCAGTTGAACGGTCATTCGGTTATGAGGTTTTGCGGCATACCCGCGAAGCTGTGGATTTGTCACGGATGAACAGCGGCCACGCGCCATTGCTGTTAGATCACGATATGACAAAACAGATTGGCGT